TAGTTAGAATGCAAGAAGTGAAAAGCTTCTTGGGATACTTTCGACGAATCTTCCCCGTACAAAGGCACCTGCACAATAATGTGTGGGTGTTTTTCTGTAAAAGATAAAACATAGGCACCCTCCGGGGTGCTTTTCTAATACCAAAATTAGGACCATTAGTTCAGCAGGTTAGAGCAACCGGCTCATAACCGGTATGTCGCAGGTTCGAGTCCTGCATGGTCCATTAAAAATAAATCAGAATTGAAGGTGGTGAAGTGGCGAGTGGATATGAAAACTTAATCCCATTGAACAAACGAACAAAGGACGAACAGAGGAGTATTCAGTCCGCAGGAGGGAAAAAGTCAGGAGAAGCGAGACGCAGGAAAGCAGCTCTCCGTGACACTATGAACAGGCTGCTGACCATGCGGGTCAACGTTGAGGGATTGTCGGACGTGATCCGTGCCGACAGTGGAGAGGATACCACTTATGAGGATGTGATCACGATGGCGATGATCCAGCAAGCCATGATGGGAGACGTGAAAGCCTATCAGGCTATCACGAAAGTGGTCGGACAGACCGAAAGATCAGAAGAAGATCTTGAAGAACAGCGTATCAGGACTGACAGGGCTAAAAGAGCCAGAGATCAGGAGCTTGGAGACACGGACGGGCAGAACGAGAATATTGGTGACTTCCTGAAAGCGATAAAACCGAGCCAGGAAGATCTTAATAATTTATTCGATATTGAAGCCGAAGAACAGGAGAATGAAGACGATGCCGAGAAAGCAGAAGAAACCGACGAGATTTAAATTTGCCCCATTTTCCGAACAGCAGCGGAGGCTTATGCACTGGTGGAGACCACCACTTGCAAGCTCCTCCTGTGATTTTGTAGTAGCGGATGGAGCTATCCGATCAGGAAAAACGATAGCCTGTATCATAGGATTTCTCACATGGTCACAGGAAATGCATTCGGGACAGTCGTTCATCCTTGCCGGAAAGACGATGGGAGCGTTGAAGAAAAACGTGATCCGTCCTATGCTTCAGATTCTTGAGGCATGGGGGTGGCCATATGAGTATATCAGGTCAGGAACGGATGCGAGAATTGAGATCGGGAGCAATACATACTACCTGTACGGAGCAAATACCGAAGCGGCACAGGACGCTCTTCAGGGATTGACTGCTGCCGGTGCATATTTGGATGAGGCGGCACTGTTCCCGAAAAGTTTCGTCGATCAGGCTATCGGGCGATGCTCGGTGGAGGGTGCAAAGACATGGATGAACTGCAACCCGGCAGGACCGCACCATTACATCCGAGAAGAGTATATTCTTCAGGCAAAAGAGAAAAAGGTCTGCCATCTGCATTTCATGATGACGGATAATCTGACCTTATCTCCTAAAGTGCTGGAACGATACCGGAGAGCATGGCCGCATGGCAGTGTATTCTACAAGCGTTTTATTCTCGGAAAATGGGTGGCTGCTGATGGACTTATTTACCAGCAGTTCGCAGACCATGTGGAAGATTACCTTATCAGCAGTGAGTGGCTATTAAAAAACGAAATAGCATATGCAGTGATCGGAGTCGATTTCGGAGGTACGAAGTCGGCTCATTCTTTTACCCTTACAGGATTCACGAAAGGGTATAAACAGGTTGTTGTGCTGGATGAGTATTATTGTAAGAAGCGGATCAACCCAAAACAGTTGCAGGATGATTTTATTGATTTTGTAAAAAGAGCAAAGAGCCGGTACAAAGTGTATGAAGCGTATTGCGATAATGCTGAGCAGGCATTGATCGCAGGACTTGAGAGTGCGGTAGCCCATGCACATATAGTCATAGATATCAAGAATGCAATCAAGGGATCTATCAATGACCGGATTGCATTCTATAACAGTCTGATCGCTCAGCACAGATGGAAGATCATGCGGCATTGTACGCATATCATTGCGGCATTTGAAGAAGCGGTATATGACGAGAAAAAGAAGAACATGGATGTCCGGCTGGATGATGGGGAAATGAACGTGGACAGTCTTGACAGCACAGAATACAGCACGGAAAGCGTGCAGGAGGATATTCTGTATATAGCAGCCTAGGAGGTGGGAAGAAAAATGGCAACAGCAGTGAACAGGATAGTAAAGGGCTACTTGTTAAAGCGTGGCTTCAGTGTGGTATCAGACGATACATACAGCCACATAGAAGAGTGGCTTGACTGGTATCAGAATGACGTGGAGAAGTTCCATAAATACAGCGTATACAACGGTGTAGTTATGACAAAGCAGGAGCGCTATAAATTGGGAATGAGCAAGACAATCAGTGAAGATTGGGCAAATCTCCTATTGAACGAAAAGGTGGCGATCCATGCAGGAAAATATGATGACAGGCTTACAGAAATCCTGTGGGCGAATAACTTTCAGACCCGGGCGAATCGTTTGCTGGAATTATCCTTTGCCCTCGGTACAGGGGCGTTCGTAGAATACAAAAATGCAGACGGTGATGTGGTCATTGATTATATTCGGGCAGACATGATCTACCCGCTGACATGGGATAACGGAGACGTAACAGAATGTGCTTTTGGTACTCCGAAAGTTATGGATGGGAAAAAAGTGATTTACGTCCAAATTCACCGGTTTGGACGTGGCGAGGGCGAAAATGAGGATGAATACTACATTGAGAATAGATATATAGATCAGGAATCGGGAAAAGAGACTGATGTACCGGAAGATATTGTGGAAATTGTCAGCACGAAAAGCGTAGAGCCGCTTTTTCAGCTGGTTACTCCTAACATTTGCAACAATATTGACTTGGACAGTCCGCTGGGAATATCAATCTATGCAAATGCTCTCGACGAGGTGAAGGGCTGTGACCTGATTTACGACAGCTATATGAATGAGTTTGTTCTCGGTCGTAAGAGGATCATGGTTCCGCTAAGTCAGGCGAAGAGGCAGATGGAGGCTGACGGGGTTACAAACCCAGTATTTGACCCGAATGATACGGTCTACTACATTCTGCCGGAAGACAGAAGTGGAGAGAACAAGCTGACAGAGGTGGATATGACGATCCGGGCATCGGACCATGAGCTGGGAATACAGAGAGCGTTGGATCTGCTCAGCTTCAAGTGCGGAATGGGTGCAGGACGCTATAAATTTGAGCAGGGCGGTGTAAAGACAGCTACAGAGGTTATATCTGACAAGTCCGACCTGTATCAGAACCGGCAGAAGCATTGTATTATCATATCCGCCGCGATCATTAACATGATCCGGGCTGTATCGTTCCTCGATCAGGGCGGGGCAGTTGATGCAACAGTGGATTTTGATGACTCTATCATCGAGGACAGCAATACGATCATTGATAAAAATATCAAGCTGGTCGGGGCAGGGCTAAGATCCAAAGTGGCAGCAATCATGGAGATCAACAAGTGTTCTGAAGATGAGGCGTTAGAAGAACTGGAACGAATCAGAGAAGATGGACAAGTTACCGGCCAGGACATTGACTGGACAGATACGGAGGATGACGAAGATGAACTGGACACGAAGGATGATCCGGCCGAAGAAGGTGAAGATGCAGACGACCCGGAAGCCGATGATAGTGAGAATGATGAATAAGGTGATGGAATGGATATCATGGAAAGCCAGCAGATTGCTGAAGAAATTGACGGGTATTACATAGACCTGGAAAGTCAGATTATGCAGAACATCGCCAGGCATCTGAGCGACTGGGGACAGCCTATCGCATCGGACGAGTGGCAGATCCGCAGGCTTGCGGAGATCGGTAAGCTGGATCAGGAGCATATAGCGATGATCGCAAAAATGTCAGGAATCAGTCAGACTGCAGCTATAAGGATGCTGAACGAAACGGCTGAAAAATCTATTAAGACGATTGACAGGGGATTGCAAAAGGCGGCAAGGGATGGACTTGCAGGAATCCCGGTAGTACCGAAGAAAAGTAGAGCCGTAAAGGAAGTGATGCAGACGTACCGGATGCAGGCAAAAGACGCTCTGAATACGTGCTGTACCGTGATGCTGTATAAAGCAAGAGCGGCTTACGTGGGACTTGTAAACGACATTACAAACGAAGCCCATGCTATCCTGTCAAGCTCAGCCACAAGTGTTGTGTCTGGTGTGGAATCCCGTCAGCAGGCAGTGGTGAAGTGTATCCGTAAGTTTTGCGAGAAGGGCATTCCTGCATTTGTTGATAAGGCAGGGCGTGAATGGACTCCTGAAGCTTACGTTAATATGTGTATGAGGAATACCGCCAAGAGGGTAGCAGACGAAGCACAGGATGCCCGGTGCAGAGAAGCAGGGGTCAACCTGATCCTGATCGACAGCCATTCGGGAGCACGTCCGAAATGTGCAAAAGATCAGGGGAAAATATTTGATCTGAATAACGGGAGCGGTTACACGCACGATCTGCATGGGAAGAAAATCAGATATTATCCGTGGAACTCATCCAGTTATGGAGATCCTGACGGGATTCTTGGGATTAACTGCCGACATCACAAGTGGCCGTTTATTCCGGGGGTGAGTGTGCAGAGGTATTTCCCGACAGAAGACACGGCGGAGAATAACAGGCTGTATAAGCAGACGCAGATACAGAGGGCTCTCGAGCGGGATGTCAGAAAGCAGAAGAGGCTCTGCATGATGTATGACGCTTCGGGAAATGAAGAGGCTTTTGAAGAAGCCGCTGTAAAGCTGAAAGGTGCAGAGAAGAAGCTCAAGGGGTATGTAAGCAATACACCGGGACTGCACAGGAGATCTGACAGGGAGAGAGTGGTTGGATTTGATAAAAGGATATCGGCGAATGCGGTAGTAGTGAACAAGAAACAGGGAGGCGAAAAGCATCGGATACATATCTCTGAAAGATCGCAGGCATACAGGTTAGTTACAAGAGGCGAAAGCGAACAAATGGCGGTAGGGCGTAAAAATGTTATTACGGTATCCAGAGTTACCAGCTACTCAGAAGATGTCTATATTTCCGAGAGAGCAAACATAAAGCCGAAAGCATTGTATATTATCAATAAAACAACAAAGGCAGCTATGAAGCAGTGGGGAATACCTTTAGAGAGGAAACCCAAAGTCGTGATAGCAACAATAAAGGAAGTGGGAGTGCCGGGTTTATACGATGCGGTCACGAATACTGTATTTTATGTACCCGAAATTTTAAAAGAAAAAGTTGCAGGAAAGGTTGGCGATATAGAGTTTCACGAAATGTGGCACTTAAAGCAAGCGGAAAATTTTAGGAAACGAAATGGTGAAATTACAGCGGAAAACCGTGGAGCGTATATAAAGAATGCCAGTGAAGAAGCAAAGAAAAAGCTTGACCAGCTAGGAATAAATGAATATAATGTAATTGACCTTAGCGAATATGCACGTAACAATTACATGGCCGAGAGATTTGATGAAGTCGAAGCTGAATACATGACATTGAGAAGAGAGGGGAGATAACGGGTGATTTGTAAGTATCCTGAAGAAATAGAAGAATTACGGGCTATTTATATGCCGTATGTAGTGGGATGTCATCTCGAAGATGCACCGCCTGAAGCAGTAGAAGCTTTTGAGAAAGTAAAAGAATGGGCATGGGAACAGGATCAATAGTACCACTGATCAAAAATGGTCGGTGGTATTTTTATACTCTTTTTTAGGAGGTGATGCAGTTTGATTGCGGTAAATATTACACCGCTTGGCCTGACGGTAGATGGCCATGCAGGATATGCAAAAACCGGGAATGATATCATATGTGCAGCAGTATCAGCATTGGCACAGGGGCTTGTGCATTCGCTCCTGTCTTTGACGGATGACAAGATCACCTACCATATTGCTGGCGGCCACATAGATATAAATTATAAGAATCTATCAGAAAAAGGAAAACTTCTGATTGATTCTTTTTTTATTGCTGTGAGTGATCTCAATCTGACTTACGGTGATGCTTACTTAGAAATCACTGCCGACGGGCGTAAAACGGAGAAGGGAGAAGCACTATGAAGCTTATGAACATGAAAAGAAGATACTGGACATACGATCTGCAGTTATTTGCAGGCGGCGATGGAGACGATCCGGGTGATAGCGGAGATGATGACCCGGAGGGTGATGACGACGATGCGGACGGAGACGATGGAGATGATGACCCGGAAGATGGCGAAAAGAAATTTTCTCAGAAAGAAGTAGATGAAGCTGTTAAAAAGCGTCTCGCAAGGGAACGCCGGAAATGGCAGAGGGAACAGCAGAAAGCTGGAAGCAAAAAGAAACCTGACGGCAAGGGGAAAGCCGGAGATGACGACAAAGAGGATGATGAAGAAACACAGGAACTCCGTAGCAAGGCGGCCAAAGCGGAGGAAATGGAGCTGAAATGGACGTGCCTGGAGCATGATGTGGATAAGTCCTGCGTGGATGATGTCCTTGCACTGGCGAGAGTGCATATGGCAAAGGATGAGGACATGGACATTGAAGATGCGATTGATGAGGTGCTGAAAAAGTACCCACAGTTTAAGGAATCCTCTGAAAAAGACGATGACAATGATGATGAGACAAAAAAGAAGTCATGGGGACAGAGACAGAGTAGTGGAAGAAAGAAGACTTCAGGAGTTGAAGCCGCTTTTCTGAAAAGAAACCCAGGGCTTAAGATTGATTAAAGGAGAAAGTGAATATGAAATTTAAAAAGTTTTTAATGTTTTTACAGATTTTCGCACACGAAAGTCAGGAGAGATGGTCCTCTCTCGTGGATGCAAAGCTGAGACAGACGCTGGTAACGAGAGACAATTACATTTTTAACACCAACTACGAGGGAACTCCGACAGCCGGAAAGGTCAAGATCCCAGTGAGAGATACAGAAGTGACAGTTAAGCCATATAACAAGGCTACTGGCGTAGATCTTGAAGCCGGTTCTACAACTTACATGGATCTCAACATTGATCAGGATGTTGCCGTAAATGAGCTGATCGACGGATATGATGCGGCATCTGTACCGGATAATATCCTTGCAGATAGACTGGACTCTGCCGGTTATTCTCTCGCACTGGACATGGACAAGAAGTCTATCAAGTGTTTAGAGACAACGACCGGTGTAAATGTATGTGCAATAAAGACGGCAGCTACGGAAGAGACAGCTTACAAAGAGGTTCTTGCGGCAAAGACCTATCTCGGAAGAACAGGAGTGCCACAGGCGGGACGCTGGCTGATCTGCTCTCCTGAATTTATGGCGGTGCTGATGATGGACGATCACTTTATCCGTCAGGGAGATCTTTCGCAGGAGTTGAAGAATACCGGAGCAGTCGGAGCAGTAGCAGGATTTGCTGTATTTGAGTCAAACAACCTGATGTACGAAGACACAGAGACGGTGAAAAGCAAGAAGACTACTACGGAATTTGTAGCCGGTCATCCGAACTGGTGTCATCGTGTGCAGGAGTGGGCTGTGGATGTCCATGCACAGGATCTTTCAGGATCCGGCAAATACATTGGTGCATCTGCTGTGCAGGGACGTAAGATCTTTGGTCTCAAGATCTCCAAACCGCAGACTGTATACGTTAAGAGAACGGAAGTTGCAGCATAGGAGCTGATCTGAATGTATGTAGACGAAGTGTATTACCACGAAACATTTAAGGGGGAGCCGGTAGATTCTGCCGACTTTCCCGGATTATGCAGAAGAGCAGGGGAACTCATCGAAGAACTGACCTTGTACCGGCTGACAGAAACCGGATTTCTCGTTATGCCGGCAGAGTTGCAGACCGCTGTAAAAAATGCGGTGTGTGCACAGATCGAATACCTAGACGCAAATGGTGGGGCAGAGTTGGACATGGGGGCAGGAATGGCAGGAGGAACGCTTGGGAAATTCAGCTACTCGGGTTCTTCTTCCGGGAGCGGATCAACAGAGCAGTCTATCTTTTCTCCCCGTGCTGAACGAATTTTGTGGCCAACTGGACTTACTTACAGAGGGGGCAGGATATGAGACCAATACCTAAGAAGCTGCTTATCCACACTGTATTACTGCACAAGCGGAAAAAAGTGGATAAGTGGGGAAAAGAAGAACTTGATGCAGGAGAGGAGTTGGTAAATGTCCGTATTGAACCATCTCATCAGATCATCAGGGATGGAAATGGGGCGGAGATCCAGCTTGCGGCGACACTCTTTTTCGACTGCCGGAACAGCAGACCGAAAGAAACAGAGATTCATGTCGATGATATCATTGACTTTAACGGTCAGATGCATCAGGTAAAGTCTGTTGAACCGTTATATGATGAAAAAAAACTGCATCATTACGAGATAGGACTGGTGAAGTATGGCAAAAATTAAGACCCGTGTGACGTTTGACCGGGCGGCAACGATCGCAAGGATTAAAGCGGCAAGCAATGATGCGTTGACAGCTATGGGGAATCAGGCATTAATGGATGCATCAAAGCACGTACCGAAAGACCAGGATGAAACGCTGGAGAACAGTGGGTTATCTTTAAGTGACAAGAAAGCAGTAGAGGGAATTTATACTTTACGCTGGAATACTCCCTACGCAAAATACCTGTGGCATGGAAAAATAATGCATGGCACTCCCGGTGCAAGAACCCCGGAGGATTATTATGGGGATATCAGCTTTACATCTGCTCTCGCTCACGAAGAATGGGCGAAGTATGCAAAGGAAATCTACGGAGAAGAATGGAAAGCGGTCTACCAGGCAGCATTAAAGGAGAAGATGAGATGACAGCATTAACAGAATTGTTGGAACTGGTTGTTGATACAGCTGAAAAAAACTGTGATCTTGATACTGAGATCACACTGGAAGAACTTCCGGCAGAGGGCGGCATCTATGCAGAGCTTGGCGAGGGCTTTACGGAATCGACGTATTACAATCAGAACAGGGTAAAAGTGATTCCAATACTTTTCCTGTGCCGCCATGCCGATCAGGAGAGGGGCTTGGAAGAACTGTGCAGTATAGCGGATTACTTGGAACGCCTGAGAGTGTATCCGCAGGGAAAAACGGTAAGCTGGCTGGATGCATCCACAGTAAAAGAACCAAGCAGGATCGGGAGAGATGAAGACGGAGTTTATCACTTCTCCTGCATTATAAACTGTAAAATTTACTACTAAGAAAGAGAGGAATAAAGTAATGAAGAAAATGGATTTACAGATTTTCGCAGATCCGGCTCTGCCAAAGAATCCGATCACACCGGAAATCAACTATGAGACAGAAGCCTTTATTAATACAACTCCAAGTGCAGAGAGTCCGACTTGGGTGACGATGGCAAATCTGATGACAAATATGTCACAGTCTCTGAATGAGGTGATCCAGCAGTTAAGCTATTATGCTGATAAGGGTTGGGGATCCAGTGAGGTGACTGGTGCACAGTTGACTCTTACATTAACAGGATCGGTGAAACCGGGCGATAAAGCGTGTGATTACATTCTTGGTGATGAGGTAATGTATGGACTAGGCGAAAAGAGAAAGACCCACATGAAACTTCAGAAAGGGAACAAGGTGATTATCTGGCCGATCACGCTGGCAAATATCACTCCGGCATACGGAGATGCGAACAATATCAACAGTCTGACTGTTACGATCCACGGCAATGGACGGCCGGAGATCGGTACAGTGGAATAAGGAAGAGCTTCGGCTCTTCCCTTTTTTGTAAGGAGGAAGAAAATGGCATATCAGGCACAAAGACATAAAAGAGTAGTTGAGGATCTTGAGCTTCTGAATGAAGACGGAACAGTGGCACACGTTCTTCATGTGGATCTTGATCCGGACAATATGATTGTAAAGCTCAGCCGGAAGTATACAGAGCTGACGAAAGCATTGGTTGAAGTGGAAAGCATGAAGAGGGAGGGCATGAGTGCAGAAGAAACCGTGGAGGCGGTTGAGAAGCTGGGGCGTATCGAGATTGATATGATCGAAAGTGTATTCGGGGAAGAGGATACAAAGACGATCCTGACATTTTTTGAAAATCGCTATGAGGAAATGGCGAAAGAGATTATCCCGTTTATTACATCCGTAGTGCTGCCACAGATCAACAAAATCCGTGCTGAAAACCGGAAACTGGCAAAAGCAGGGTATAAAAAGCGTGGCTTCTTCAGGAAAATGTGAGTCTATGGGAGTATTGACAGAAACCCCTGACTGTAAAATTTATACCAAAAAGTGCAGGCTGTCTGTAAACCCGGCTTTTAACTATGTGCTGGATATACAGAAGCTGTATAAGGAAGACTGCCTGACGGATTTGGAAAAGATTGATGCGGCATTGGAGGTGCTGGTGAGGAACAGTTGGAATCTCCGGCTGCTGAATCCGAAAGAAAGGGCAGAAGTGATGGAAGAGATTGCCGCCCGGTTTATACGGACGAAGAAACGCCCGGAAGTTAAGAAAAATCCGGTTCCCGTTCTTGATTTTGAGGAAGACGGAGACTACATCTATGCGTCTTTCATGGAGGATTACAGAATCGACCTGATCGACGAACAGGGAAGGCTGCCGTGGAAGAAATTCTTATACCTGTTTAATGGTCTGTCAGCAGATACAAAAATCAAACAGGTAATGCAGATCCGGCAGATGGAATTGCCGAGATACAATGGGAAGAATGCGAAAGAGATTCAGGAGATCAACGAATTGAAATCGTATTATGCATTACCTGTGCAGGGAGGCGGTGGACAATCGGGGCTTGACCTGCTTTTCCACACTCTTGAAGGGATGGCGAAACGATGAGGGCAGATGGAAAGAAGATTAAAAAAGTGAAATGTCCGCATTGTGGACATGAACAGAATATTTTTTATAAAGAAGGGGCTGCCTGCAAAGGTCTCTTTTTTAAATGCAAGGAACGAAGTTGTAGAAAGGAATTTGAAATAAAGCTATAGTCATGTGTGCCATTGTGCCGACTACATAAGAAGGCAGGTGGGATGTGTGGCAAAGAAAAATGACGGAGAGGTCACTTATGAACTCCGGGCAGATGATAGCAACCTTGATGCCGATCTGAATGAATCGGAGAAAAAGATTGAAAAATTTGCGAAAAAGACAGCTGAGCAGGAATCTAAGATTGAAAAAGAAAAAAGCGAATCCATCAAGGATGAGCAGAAAAAGGTTACAAAAAACCATAAGAAAGAAAAAGAGAATCAGGAGAAATCCTCCCAACAGTCCGCAAAGACACTTAAGCAGCTTGCGAAAAATGTAGCCAGTGATGTAAAGGAATCTGCATCAAAGGCGGTCAGCAAGGTATCTAATACGATCGAGGTGGTAAAGCACCCGATCAAAAACGTATCGTCATTCTCGAAGCAGAAAGCAAAAGATATCAAGGAATCTTTCACGTCTGCTTTTTCCAAAACCCGTGAAAAAGCAGTTTCGGGAATGGAGAAAGTAGCAAAATCAATTCTTCATCCCGTAAAGACGGCAAAGACAGCGGCAGGAGAGATGAAAGAGCATTTTTCCAATGCTTTTGAGGGGATGAAAGAATCTGCCGCAGAAGCAGGGAAGACGATGGCAAAAGCTACGGCTGTATCGGTCGGTGGTGGACTTGTGGCGGCAGCCGGTACGATTGCAGGAGTCGGTGTGGCAGCTATAAAAAGTGCGAATGATGTAGATAAGGCGATGAACCAGTACATCGCAAGCACGGGGAAAGGCACGGAGGAAACGGAACGCTATAAAAGCGTGATGGAGTCCATCTATGCGAATAACTATGGTGATTCATTCGAGGATATTGGAGAAGCGATGGCAAGCGTGTCGCAGAACCTGGGGGATTTGGATGATTCGGCTTTGCAGAGCGTGACAGAATCAGCGTTCGCCCTGCGTGATACATTTGGTTATGACATCCCGGAATCTACCAGGGCGGCAAAGGCGATGGTAGACAACTTCGGGATCTCGGGCGACGAAGCAATGAGCCTGATCGCTGCCGGTGCCCAGAACGGACTGGACTATTCGGGAGAGCTGATCGACAGCATATCAGAGTATTCGGTACAGTTCGCAAAGGTCGGATTGGATGCCAATGATATGTTCAACATTTTCCAAAAAGGTGCGGAGTCGGGAGCATTCAACCTTGATAAAGTCGGTGATGCCGTAAAAGAGATGGCAATCAGGGTAGTTGATGGATCTGATACAACAGTGGCAGGATTTGAAGCCATTGGACTGAATGCGGATGATATGGCAAAGAAATTCGCAGCAGGGGGCGATACAGCGAAGGCTGCATTTAACGAAACGATCTCTGCATTAGCAGCAATGGAAGACCCGATTGCTCAGAATACGGCAGGTGTAAATCTGTTCGGAACAATGTGGGAAGATCTTGGAGCGGATGCGGTCACAGCTCTTGCCGGGATTGAAGACGGAGCATACGACACAGGCGAAGCCATGAAGTCGATCAAGGATATCAAATACAATGATATCGGATCTGTATTCGAGGGACTGAAAAGAAGTCTTGAAGTGCTGATTATACCGTTAGGTGAGCAGTTAATTCCTTTACTGGCAGAACTGATAGATGATTCCCTGCCACTCTTGCAAGAGGCACTGCCGCCATTGATATCGGTTGTGTCGGATGTGATATCGGCAATGATGCCGGCTATCGAGGACGTTCTTCCATCCCTAATGGATTCATTGGGCGAGATTGGCGAGCCACTGATGGAGTTGGCAAGTGAAATCCTCCCGATCTTAGCAGATGCTTTTACGGGAATGGTTCCGCTGGTTGCGGATCTCGTGGGGGATATCCTGCCGATCCTGACCGAACTGCTGGGAATGCTGCTCCCGCCACTGGTGGAAATTATCAGTGCATTGCTACCTCCGCTCACAGAGCTTTTAGGGGCGTTAATGCCGATATTCAGTGCAGTAATATCAGTGTTGGAGCCTATATTGCAACTATTCATCCAGCTGTTAGCCCCGATCGTCAGCCTGATATCAGACGGACTGACCCCATTGGTTACAGCCCTCGTTCCGATCGTGAACGTGATCGCTTCGTTGCTGATTCCTGCAGTTCAGTTGTTGGGAAATATTTTTGCAACCCGTTTTGCCGGGATGCTGACAGATGCAACGTCTGTCATTAAAAATATAACCAATATACTGAGAAATCTTGTTGATTTTGTGAAAAATGTATTTACGGGAAACTGGCGTGCGGCATGGCAGAACGTGGTTGAGATTTTCAAAAATCTTGTAGCAGGACTCGGGAATATATTCAAACGACCGCTGAATTTTATTATTGATGGGATCAATGGCTTTATCAATGGACTGAATCAGATTAAGATCCCGGACTGGGTTCCGGCAGTGGGAGGAAAGGGATTCCACATTTCTAACATTCCCCGCCTGAAGATCGGAATGGATTACGTTCCGAATGATATGTTCCCGGCATATCTGGATGAAGGAGAATGGGTGCTGACGAAAGAAGAAGCGAATCTGCTTCGTTCCTTTGGCGGTCTTGAGGGAATGATTGGAAAACTCGACAGAAGTACCCGGGAAAGCGTCAATGTGACGGTTCAGGGTGGAAAAGGAACAGAGATTGATTATGACAGGCTCGGCAGAGCAACAGCTGATGCACTGATTAATGCGGGGGTTGGATTTAAATGCGACGAGCGTGTTTTTGCAAGATTAATAAAGGATCTGATTGATTATGTATGACATTTATTATATCGGAGCGCAGAACTCCGAGAAGATTGACTTTTGCCGGTGGCCGTATATGGTTACCGGCGGCGACCTGTTTGATGGATCGTATGATTCGATTGAGGAAGATGACCATATACAGGGATGGGAGAGAAAAATCACAGAAAAGAAATTGGAGATAGAGATCAGGGCAACTGGATCAGCGTTTGCCAAAGCAATTGATGACATTGAAAGTGTGGCAGAAAAAGATGTACTGAACACGACTCCGGGCAGGCTGTATGTTGGCAACAGCTACATGAAGTGTTGGATTGTTGGGACGAGCAAAGACCGATGGATAAATGACCTGAACAGCATCAGCAACTCTATTTCCATAAAATCAGATTATCCCTACTGGATCACGGAAGAAAGTTTTGTATTTAAAAAGCAGGACGAGGGAACAACTGTAACTTCGGACTGGCTGGAATATCCTTACGATTTTCCTTATGAATATTCCAAAGTGCAGAATCTGCGGTCAATTCGGAATAGCAATTATACCGGCAGCGGATTCAAGATGATTATCTACGGACCCTGTATTAATCCGCTGATCCGAATCGCCGGACACGTCTACGAACTCCGTACAACATTGTATGACGGGGAATATGCGGTAATTGATTCAAGTACCCGTTATGCAAAAGACAGGAAAGTTGTGAAAGTTAAGAATGACGGAACGGAGGAGAATCTTTTCAACAGCAAGAACAATGAGAGTTCTATTTGGGAGAAGATACCACCGGGAACGAGTATTGTCTCGTGGAGCGGAGGATTTGGATTTGATATCATCCTTTTCAATGAAAGGGGGACGCCAAGATGGACTTTGCAGTGACGGATACAAATGGATTGGAGCAGGGATTTCTAAATCATTGTGGAGTGAATATTACAGTAGGGTCGGAAAATGATTTTGAAATCAAGATTCAAAATTCACTATACGATCCTAAAATTCATGGGAAGAACTGCCGCTTTTTCTGTCAGGACACAGAATACGGTGGAATTATAAGAAGTCTGCATCCTGTGACGGCAGACAATATCGTAAAGCTTACCGGACCGACATGGCGGGGGCTGCTGAATCAAAGAGCAATCAGCCCAGGAAAGAATGATTATGTATATTTAAATGGAGAAGCAAACGCAGTTCTTGATTCTTATATAAAGAAGTTAGGATTGTCAGAACTCTTTTCTGTATCCGGGGAGGACAGCGGGATCGCTTTCAATAACTATCAGGTTCCCCTGCAGTCCATGTTGCTGGATGCATTTACGGAGGCATTGGATACGGTTCAGGCAAGGATTGCGATTCAGTACAAGCAGGGCGAAGCAAATGATAAAGGGTATGTCCTGCTTAGATGCGTTCCCATCACAGACCACTCAGAAAACATCGAACTGAACGAAGATGGGAGCGTAAAACTTGACATCTTGGATTACCGGAACGGGACAAACCATCTGATCTGTCTCGGAACCGGGGAACTGACGGCACGAAAGCAAGTAGATCTGTATGCATGGCCGGATGGAAGTATCAGGAAAGAGCCTTATTATACAGGACTGGATCTAATTGAAGAATATTATGAAAACACCAGTGCTGATAGTCTTGCAGATTTGGAAGAAGAAGGCAGGAAGAAACTGGCTGAAATCATGGATTATAAAGAATTAAAAATTTCGGTCATTGATACAGATCTTGAACTCGGTGATATCGTCGGAGGCCGTGAACGAATCACAGGGATCAGCATGACCGCTCCGGTCATCCGTAAGGATTTGACAGTGGACGGAAATGGGTGGGTGACAATGGAATACAAGTTGAAAGGAGAGGAGTAAAATGGCGAATTTTGTAAATACAACTCTTATGGATGGATATGCAGGAGGCCCGCATATCACGGAAAAGCAGAGCGGGCTTGCAAATCAGGCAATCATCGGAGAAGCGGATTATGTCCTGGAAGGTGGACAGAATGCAAAGGCTCAGGTTCTGACAAACAATAGCATTCGCATTTTTGATGCTGTGTATAGTATTCAGGGACGCAGAGACGTGATTGCAGCAAATGACTACACGGATGTAACGATAGCGAATGGATCACAGGGAATGAACCGGAATGACATTATTGTGAGGAGATACCGGAAAAACAGCTCATCGGAAATCGAATCAACAGAATATGCAGTAATCAAAGGAACGCCAAGCACAGGGGCTGCTACTGATCCGAGTGTGACAGTGGGGGATATCCGTACAGGTGCGGTGCTACATGAGATGAAGCTCTACCGTGTCCGTCTCGAGGGATTGAACATTGTGTCAGTAGATCAGCTGTTCACGGTGCTGCCGTCAATGGCTACGATAAATAAAGATTTAGCCAATACATCCGATAAAATAGCCGTGAAATCGTATAAACAGGCTGATATGCATCTCCAATCGTTTTATAACGTCTCTGCTTTTTCTGCATATAAAGTAGGTCGTGAGGTACATTTTAACGTATCTCTTGATCCCAAAAGTGGGACAACGCTCCTCGCAAATAAACTGTATGCTATTACTTCCGCAGCTATCGCTACAGATCTTAGACCTGCGGTACTGACACACATCCAGTGTGTTGGATGTGGACAGAATTGGGAGAATGTGTGTGCTGTAATGGCATACGTTGACGTCAATGGAATGATCTACTTTTCAACACCTGCAACGAGAGCTTTTTATAAATTCCACGGCATATGGATTGCGGCAAATTAGGAGGTGGTGACATGAAGCTTACATATAACGACGGAACAGACCTGCAGATCCAGTCAGCATCCATCCAAGGGGATGGCACACTGCTGATCAAGACCGTGGCTGACACAGAAGAGAATCTCCGGGGGATGTTTACGGATAAATTGAAGACTCGGAAGATGGTCATTTCTGAGCGTAGTCAGACAGTTGGAGAGTACGAGGGATACACGGCTCTTGAAGGGATTATCAAGTACACAGCCGGTATCACAGGCATCATCCTGTCAAAGCCGGGAGAGACAGTGGCAGAAAAGATGGACGCACTGATTCAGGAAAATGCAGGTTTAAAAGAACAGGTGGAGATGTTGAAAGGATGCATCTTGGAAATGTCTGAAGAGGTGTATCAGTAAAATGGTAACTCTATTAACCAATATATTCATATTAATACAAAATGCAGGAGGTAAAGAAATGATGGCAATGTTATGGGCACAGCAGATTATCTTAGGAAAAAAGACATATGGACAGGTTCCACGGCTCTTAAAGGACAAGGTAAAAGAGATCCTGGAGGATTCCGGTATGACGGAGCTTGTAAAAGAGGATGAGGAAAAAGCATGAAAATCAAAGTAGTAAATCAGCGGCTCTATCTTGAGCCGCCTGAGACAGCAGAGGGGACGAGGGAGTATTTACGGGCAGAGTTCAGCTTTTCAGAGGAATGGGATGGAACCGTAAAGACTGCTTTCTTCCGGGGAGCGGATGGGGAAAATCATCCGAAACTTCTGAAAGATGATACCTGTATCGTGCCAGCAGAAGCTCTTGCCGTACCGGGACGGGTCGGGGTATCCGTATCCGGTACACTGGGCGAGACGGTTATCACGACTGATATCAAGAGTTTTTCTGTACCAGCAACCTTAAGCGGTGGCACTCCATCAGATCCTGAGCCGACTGTATGGCAGCAGATTCTTGACAAGGTGGACGAGACACAGCAGATTGCCCAGTCAGTCCGGGACGATGCAGATGCCGGAAAGTTTGCGGCTACCGCTGAGATGGTAGAACAGGCAGTCAGCGTATTTATGGCTGGATTTTCACCGGAAATGCACCGGAACGTCTTTCGAGGTAAGTGCCTGGGCGAATCTATTACAGAAGAACAGATGATTGCAATCAGGAAGGGCAGTTTTCGGAATCTGTACGTCGGCGACTACTGGGAGATAAACGGAACCAAATACAGGATAGCAGACATAAATTACTGGAAAAATGTAGGTTATCCGGAATCAGAAAAAGTACAAAAACCACACGTACTAATAGTTCCCGATACTATATTAGGAAGTGGTCAAATGGATACCGGCAACAGTACATCAGGTGGCTACAAAAGTTCGACGATGAAAACTGTGCGGTTAAATCAAATAGCTAACTCGCTGCCGGACGCATTTAAAAATATACTGATATCACATAGGATATTTTCTGACGGAACTTGGATAACGGCATCTATTGATCTCATGAACGAAGTAATGGTGCATGGAACTTATATTTGCACCGACAACAGTAATAAGCAGACATCTGATACACAGCAACTGGCACTATTTGGTCTTGTGCCTGAATTGAAGGTTGTTGGCGTAAACTATTGGCTGCGGAATGTAGCAGGATCACAGACATACACCCTGGTATCCCAATACGGAGATGCCAGTACAGATGCAGCTACAAGCACTTACGGGATCCGCCCGGTGTTCGCAATCGGATGATTTTGGCTTTAAATGCAAAGGAGGTGAGAAAGATGGATGATGTAATTACAAGGGCAGAGCATGAAGAGTTCAAGAAGAGGATTGAAGACGAGAACCATCGTCAGAACAAGCGGATTGAAGTATTGGAGAAGATTACGCAGCAGATTAATTCGCTTACAGTGTCAGTCGAAAAGCTCGCACAGAGTATAGAACTTATGGTAAGCGAGCAGAAGCAGCAAGGGAAACGCTTGGAAACATTAGAAAGTCGAGATGGAGATATGTGGAGAACAGCTGTAAAATACGTTCTTACAACTGCCCTCGGTCTTGTTCTTGGTGCAGCGGCAATGAAATTTGGATTGAAATAAAGGAGACTAACTATGAACATTGAAATATTAATGCAGTATATGAGTTACATATTGGCAGGAATCGGGGTACTGGCTTTCATGGTCAGCGTGATTGTGCAGGGTATTAAGGAAATGCCCGGACTTAAAAAAGTACAGACCAATGCAGTCGCACTGGCTACAGCACTGATCTTGACACCCGTGTCAGTGATCGTACTATGCACATATTATACAGTAGTAATTGAGTGGTATTACATTTTCGCATCATTTATTGCCGCATTTATTGTCTATCTGGTAAGCACTGGCGGTTGGGAACGTGTCACGGAAATGTGGAATCGCAATAAATATAAGAAGAACTAAGTTTGCACCGGTGCAGGAAGGGAGAAAAATATGAGTAAGACAGCAGCAGGATTAATCGCATTTGCAAAAAGTAAGATCGGAACACCCTATGTATATGGGGCAAAGGGTACAGTGATGAGTCTGGCAAAGATCCAGGCACTCCGGAAAATGTATGGATCTAATTGTGTATGGAAATCAGATGATAAGAAAGCTGGAAGGGTATGCGTAGACTGTTCCGGTCTGATTAGCTGGTATACCGGCATTGTCCGGGGATCAGGACAGTATAAGAGTACAGCGGTTGAGGTGATCCAGATCAGCAAAAGATCTGATGCGCATATCGGCTGGGCAGTATGGATGAATGGGCATATTGGAATCTATCTCGGAAATGATCAGTACATTGCTGCTGATGGATCAGCTTACGGTGTGCGGATCGCCAATCTGTCACAGAATGGATTCACGCATCTTCTGAAGCTCTGTGATATTGATTACGGACAGGGAACAGCTTCTGGTCCGAAAGAGACTGCCAAACCATCAGGAGGACACTATAATGCGGCAGTAGTATTTACCTACTGCGTGAAAGCCGGGGGAAAAACGTATCCATCCGTGAAGAATCTTGCCGATTATGCAGGAGTCAGGGGAAAGGCGATCACAGACGTTGCAATCATGTGTAACGTGGGAAAAGTCGAATACCGTGTTCATGTTCTGGGTGGAAAGTGGCTGCCATACGTGAGCGGGTTCAATTGGGCTGATCCGGTAAATGGATATGCCGGAAACGGTAAGCCGATTGATGCAATCGAGGTGATATATCTTGCACCGGATGGCAGCAGTCAGAAAGCACAGTACAGAGTCAGTCCTGTGAACGGCAATTACTATGACTGGCAGTACAATAATGAGACAGGCGGTAGACAGGATGGATATGCCGGAAGCTTTGGGAAGAAGGTCGACAGATTCCAGTTGTTCTGAAATGATTAACAAGGTCGGAGGTTTCTCCGGCCTTATTTTTTTGCTTTAAAATACACTAAATTAGTGAAAAACCATTGACATATACACCAATTTAGTGTATATTATAATTGCAGAGAGGAAAGAAAGGAGAGCGAAGCGATGAATATTGAAGAAGCTCGCAAGGCACGGGGGATGTCCAGAAAGGACGTGTCCCGGAAACTCGGGATTCCGTACAGGAGTCTCGAAAATTGGGAGAAGGGGCTTAGCAAATGCCCCGACTATGTAGAACGGCTAGTTGTAGCCGAGATTCTGAGAGGAGGAAAAAAGATGACTGATATCGAAGTATTAATGAAAAATGGATATTCAAAAAGAAAAGCGGAAGAAGAACTTAAAAGAGGCACTGTAGTATTCGAAGGAGAAGACTTTGAAAGACACTTCGATGATTACATGGAAGAATGGGGAGTTGACGAAGAAGAGCAAGAAAAGTACAAAAAAATGTTGGATAAAAAGACAGCTCTTCCGGACTGGGGAATTGTCGAAGATAATGGCAACACGTATTATATTATGTACTGCCTGTAATCTGAAAGGTTGTGATTCCACATTCACTTTTTTAAAAATACACTAAATTAGTGAAAAAACCATTGACATATACACCAATTTAGTGTATATTATAATTGCAGAGAGGAAAGAAAGGAGAACGAAGCAATGAAGTACGATGTAACGTTTAGCTGTGGACATACAGAAGAGATACAGATTTACGGAAAAGCAGAAGAACGTGAAAGAAAGATTAAATATTTCGGAAAAAGCGGACTCTGCCCAGAATGCTATAAAAAGAAAATGAACGAAAAAAAAGCAGAAAGCTGTGAAGAAGTAGAAATGAAATACAGTGAATACAAAGAGAACCATGCGGACTGCAAGACAAAGGCAGGAAGCTATGATAAAGAAACAAAAACTATAGTTGTATATGTTCCTAAACAGGAAGAAATGAAAGAAGATTCAAGAGAAGTTTTCGGAAAAGCTCTGAATGCAGCACTGGAAGAACTGAAGGGAGAAAACGAAAATGCAAAGCCGGAAGAAGTAACACCGGTAATGATAGCAAGAGAACTTAACAAGATGGGATACACAGAGGAAGAATTAAAGAAAATGAAAGATGTGCCGGAAACGGTAATGAAGGATGTGCTTGAAAAGAAGGAAGAATGGACAAGGTGAGGTGAATGGTTGTGTATACAAGAGAAAAAGTGGAATTGATCGGAGAAATATATCAGCGAACACTACAAGTATTAAATGGAGGTGTTCATGATCCGTATAACTGGATGTCAGACAGATATCCGATGAAGTGCCTTGTGATGATCTATCCGAGAGCGGTAGCGTTAGGAATACCGGAAAAATTAAACAAGAAGATGATGGAACTCATGGATCTGATCACAATAGAAGAAATGGGGGAGATGATAAAAAAGCAAATGCCACAAGAGATGATATTGTATCTCGAAATCGGAAAGAACAAGGCGAGGGACAAAAGAGAATAAGATTACCCCGGAGCAGTCACTCCGGGGCTGAATATTGTATCATCTGTTTTCGTGTTGCATTTTTGCGTATTTCGTGTTGCATAAGATTGTAAAATACGCTTAAAAAGTCTGAAATAATAGAATAATTTCAGTAAAAGAAAAAGCGGAGAACCTTTATTTTAAAGGCTTTCTCCGCTATCCTTGAAATTACGCACTTTTTTGAAAAAGTGGACCTGGCGGGAAT